CGATCCTTGAGGACAAAAAAAATCACGTTATTGATGCGCTAAGGTATGCCTGCGAAGGCATTCGCAGAGCAGCGCATAAAAAGCCGGTTACATTTACTGCCTTGCCAACGATCAGCCGGTGGTGAATAATGTAGAAAATCAGAGGGTTTATCTACATGGCGCGAATGTCAAACGAGCAGAAACTGGCACAGATTCACCAGGAGGCCATGCGCCAGTTTGACAATATCCAATCTGCATTGCGTGATGAACGCCTTCAATGCCTTCAAGACCGCCGGTTTTATTCTATTTCCGGGGCGCAGTGGGAAGGGCCGCTGGGCGAGCAGTTCGAGAATAAGCCCAAATTCGAGGTCAATAAAATCCACCTCGCGGTGATTCGTATCATTAACGAATACCGAAACAACCGCATTACGGTAGATTTTGTAAGCAAGGAAGGCCAGGGATACGACAAGTTGGCAGACCTTTGCGACGGGCTTTACCGCGCCGACGAACAGGATTCCGGCGCTGAAGAAGCCTTCGACAATGCCTTTGAGGAAGCCGTGGGCGGCGGTTTCGGGGCTGTTCGCCTTCGCACTGCCTATGAGGACGAAGAGGACGACGAAAACGAAAAACAGCGAATCCGCATTGAGCCGATTTACGATGCCGATTCCAGCGTGTTTTTTGATCTGGACGCCAAGCGCCAGGATAAGGCAGACGCTAAGTTTGCCTTTGTGATTACCTCAATGACGCGTGATGCGTATCAGGCCGAGTGGAGCGATGACCCGTCCAGCTGGCCGAAAGAAATTCATCAATATGAATTTGACTGGCTAACGCCGGACGTTGTGTTCGTTGCGGAGTATTACCGCATTGAAGAAGTCAAAGAAACCGTTCGAATCTTCGAAACCATTGATGGCGAAGAGGAGCGGTATTCTCAAGCCGACTTTGAGGCCGACGAAAGCCTTGAGGAAACCTTGCAGGCGATCGGCAGCCGCGAGGTGCGGCAGAAGCGCGTTAAACGCATCAAGGTGCGCAAGTACATCCTGAGCGGTAACGCTGTGCTGGATGACTGCGGATACATCGCTGGCAAGGCGATCCCGGTGGTGCCGGCGTATGGAAAACGCTGGTTTGTCGATAACGTCGAGCGTTGCATGGGCCACGTTCGCCTGGCGAAGGATGCTCAGCGGCTTAAGAATATGCAGCTGTCAAAGCTTGGCGAGATCAGTGCGCTGTCTAGCGTTGAGAAGCCTATCCTCACGCCCGAGCAAGTCGCGGGCCACCAGATGATGTGGGCTGAGGACAACATCAAGAATTACCCCTATCTGCTAATCAACCCGATCACCGGGCCGGATGGCTCACAGCAGGTGGGCGGCCCGGTGGCCTACACCCGCAGCGCAGTAATTCCCCCGGCACTTGCCGGCCTGTTGCAACTCACCGAGCAGGACATGAACGACATTCTCGGCAACCCGCAAGGGGCTGACAAGATGGTCGCCAACATTTCCGGCAAGGCCGTGGAAGCAATCCAAGCCCGCGTTGATATGCAGACGTTTATCTACATGTCCAACCAGGCCAAGATGGTGCGGCGCGTTGGCGAGATTTGGCTCGGCATGGCCCGCGATGTGTATGTGGAACCCGGCCGGAAAATGAAAACGGTTGGGCTCATGGGCGAAATGGCTGGCGTCGAATTGATGAAGCCCACAATCAACGAAGAAACCGGCGAGATCGAAAACGACAACGATCTGTCCGAAGCCTCGTTCGATGTGGTGTCCAGCGTTGGGCCGTCTTTCGTCTCACGCCGCGAAGCTACCGTCCGCTCAATCACGAACATGATTGCCGTGAGTGACGACCCGGAAACCCGCCAGGTGCTTACCTCAATGGCGATGATGAACATGGAAGGCGAAGGCATTGACGATGTGCGCACCTACTTCCGCAAAAAGCTGGTGCAACTTGGCGTGATGAAGCCGACCGAGGAAGAAGCGCAGGAAATGATGGCGGCAATGGAAGGCCAGCCGCAAGATCCGAACGCGATCTTTTTGCAAGCCGCAGCAGAGGAAGCCGTAGCAAAAGCGGCGAAGGCTCGGGCCGATACTGTTGAGACGGTGGCAGCCGCAGAACTCAAGCGGGCGCAGACCATTGAAACACTATCTAAGGTTGATCTTCAAGAACAGAAACAAGCAATGGAAGCGGCTCAGATGTTGGGCGGGATGCTTCAGCAATCAGCTGCACCCATTGTTGAATGATTTTCATGGCATCCACCCGGCCATTCACGGGTGAGTTTATGGGGTCTTAAATGGGTCAAATGGCAGAGCGAGAGGACGAAAACGAAGTATCCGAAGAAATCGAACTGCAAGAGGATGCGGATCTTGAGAATGTGGGCGACGAGCAAAATACCGACGCCGACCAAGAGCCGGAAACCGAAGCACAAGAGGAAAGCGGCGACGAAGTAATCGTTTCAATCGGTGAGGAAACGCCACCTCAAGAGCAGGAACAGCGTGCGCCTGAATGGGTGCGAGAGCTGCGCAAGTCACACCGGGAATTGCAACGTCAAAATCGAGAGCTGCAAGCACAGCTAGAAACCACGCAAACCGAGACAAAGCCGGTTTTGTTGGGCGTAAAGCCGACGCTTGAAGGCCACGATTATGACTCTGACAAGTACGAATCTGCGCTGTCTGACTGGTTTGAGCGAAAGCGAGAAGTAGATCAGCAAGCGCAGCAAGCCAAGCAATCCGAAGAAGAAACAAGGCAGGCTTGGAAGGCAAAGCTTGATGCGTATGGGAAGGCGAAAACCGGCCTGCGTGTTAAAGATTTCGATGACGCTGAGATGGCGATTCAAGAAGTTTTCAACGTAACGCAGCAAGGTGTTGTGCTTCAAGGCGCAGAAAACCCGGCGTTGGTTGTGTATGCACTCGGCAAGAACCCGAAGCGCGCAAAAGAACTTGCTGACATTAAAGACCCCGTGAAGTTTGCCTTCGCGGTTGCGAAACTGGAGACTCAATTGAAAGTAACAAACCGTAAGGCAGCGCCGCCGCCTGAAAAGACTGTCAAGGGTACTGGCAGCCTGAGTGGTGCGGTGGACTCAACCCTTGAACGGCTGCGGGAAGATGCAGCCAAAACCGGCAATATGTCAAAGGTCATGGCGTACAAGCGCCAGCTTCGGCAAAAATCAAACTAATCAGGAGTTTTAATCATGGCAAATAGTTTCAGCAAGGAAGAACGCGTAGCGTTTGAGGACATTCTGGAAGGCTTCCAAGATGCTCTCGTGCTGTCCCGTAACGTCGCGGTATTCAATACCGATCAGACGATGATGGAGCGCACTAACAACATTCTGTGGCGTCCGCAGCCTTACATCGCTACCAGCTACAACGGAACCGATATGTCGTCAAACTTTGACGATTTCACCCAGTTGTCTGTTCCGGCTACCATCGGTTTCCAGAAGTCTGTGCCGTGGGTGATGAACGCCACCGAGCTGCGCGATAGTCTGCAAGAAGGCCGCCTGGGTGATGCCGCCAAGCAAAAACTGGCCAGCGATATTAACGTGGCGATTATGAACGTGGCTGCCAACCAAGGCACCCTGTTTGTGAAGCGCACCGCGGCTGCATCTGGCTTTGACGATGTGGCGCAGTGCGAAGCGATTATGAACGAGCAAGGCGTGCCGATGTATGACCGCTACCTCGCTCTCTCGACCCGCGATTACAACGGCATGGCGAGTGACCTGTCCAAGGCTTCCCGCTCTTTCGGCAACGAGATCAGCGACAAGGCTTTGCGTAAGGCATTTGTTGGTGAAATGGCCAGCTTCGGCACTTACAAGCTGGACTATGCCAACCGCAAAACTGCTGCTGCTGGGGGCGCTGGTCTGACCGTGGATACCCGCGCAGCGGCTGGCAATTACTACGCGCCGAAAGCGACGTCCGTGGCGACCACTGGCGAAACCGCCAACGTCGACAACCGTTTCCAGACCATCACGATTTCCAGCACGACCAGCGTAGTTGCTGGCGATGCCTTCACGATTGCAGGGCTGAATGCTGTGCATCATATTACCAAGGGCGATACCGGCCAGCTGAAGACCTTCCGCGTGATCAGCGTGCCTACCTCGACCACTCTGGTTATCAGCCCGCCAATTATCAGCAATCAGGGCGGTTCCGATGCCGAAGCGCAGTATCAGAACGTGGTGGTCAACACTGCCGCATCAAATTCCGCGATCGTGTTCCTCAACACTGTAACCAATTTCATCAACCCGTTCTGGATGCGCGATGCTTTGGAAATCCTTCCGGGCCGCTACGCAGTGCCGCAGGACGCCGGCGCAGCTGTCATGCGTGCATCTACTGACCAAGGTATTGAACTGGTTATGCAGAAGCAATATGACATCAACACGATGAAAACCAAGTACCGCTTGGACACCTTGTTTGGCGTTGTGAATAAGCAACCCGAAATGTCCGGCGTGATCATGTTCTCGCAAACCTAATGTGACGGGCCGGGGAAACTCGGCCCTATATGAATTCTGAAAGGATTACCATGTCGAATATCGTTGCAGTCAATGGCAAAGCCACTGTCACCATCCCGTCCGGCGAGTCAATCGCCGTTTACACGCAAGGCCAAGCGCAAGTTTCCCGCACGATTGGTTATCCCAACTACCCCGATCAGACCACGCTGATTGGCACCGTGACCGTCGGCCAAACTGTGTTCGGTTCTTATTCGTCTGGCGCGACGATTGTGGTGGAATCCGTAGGCTCGCAGCCTGTTTACTACGAGGTGGGCACTGCACCTCAAGTGATGGATGGGCGCCTAGATCACCAAGTGCAGGGCGATCCGACAAACATCACTGACGGCGGCTCGATGGTTTTTACCGCTGCCTCGTTGCTTGGCGGCATTGTCACTGCAACGCCTACCACTACCCGCAGCATCCAGCTCCCGCTGGGCTCGGCAATTGACGCTGTTTCTGAGTTTGCAATTGGCGACAGCATCGACTTTTCTCTGATTACTTTGGCTGCATTCGCACTGACGATTACGGTCAACACTAATGTAACCATTGTTGGATCGGCTGCAACGGCTGCCACGTCGGGCGCCACTGCGCGTTTCCGCGTGCGCAAAACCGCTGCTGATACCTTTGTTGTCTATCGTCTTTAGTAATCTGTAAAATTGGCCCTGGGAGAAATCCCGGGGCCGTTCAAAAAAGGGGGGATCATGCCGCTGAAAAAAGGTTATTCTCAAAAAAGCATTAGCACCAATGTTTCAAAAGAAATGAAAGCAGGCAAGCCGCAGAAACAAGCCGTGGCAATTGCGCTTTCAACTGCGCGCACCGCTGCAATGAAAGCAGGCAAGCCAAGCAAAGTGGCCGCGAAAAAGGGAAAATGATGGAATATCCAGCACTGGTCTATCGTTGCCCAGGCTCTAATTTTGGGCCTAACGGCACCACCTATAAGGCGCTCGGCGTTGAAGATGACGCGCAACTTTGCGTTGCGCTTGAAAAGGGGTGGTCAAAAAGCCTTGTTGAAGCTGTGTCTGCTTACCTTAAGGAGTCTGATGATTCTGTGGCCAACTCTGTGCCAGATGTTGATTCCTCCGCAGCCAAAGAAATCAACGAAGGCGACGAACAAAACCTGCCAAACCGCGCAGAGCTTGAGCAAAAAGCAAACGAGCTTGGTATCAAGTTTGACGGCCGCACGACCGACCGAAAGTTGCTCGAAAAAATTGAAGAATCCTTGAGGGGTGAGTAATGGGATACAGCAAGCGCCAGTTTATCGAGGCAGCCTTCGAAGAAATCGGGCTTGCATCCTATGTGTTTGACTTGCAGCCGCAGCAGCTCGAAAGCGCACTGCGCAGGCTTGATGCTATGGTGGCAGACTGGAATGGCAAGGGTATTCGTGTCGGGTTTCCGCTGTCCGTGAGTCCGCAACAGTCAGATCTCGACGAGCAAACCTACGTCCCTGACATGGCTAACCAGGCGATCATTACCGGGCTGGCGGTGAGGCTTGCGCCGTCATACGGCAAGCAGGTGATGGCCGGCACGCTGGCTATTGCGAAATCATCCTATGACACATTGCTCGCCAAGGCCGCCATGCCGCCTGAGCAGCAATTCCCGGACACCCTGCCTTCAGGTGCGGGTAATAAGCCTTGGATGTATGATGTATTTATGCCGGGGCCGGTGGATCCTGTGCTTGCCGGCCAAGATGGGCCGATTGAACTCAACTAAGGGGCAACCATGCCGACCATCAACCAACTATCAACGTTGAACGAAGTTACATCAGCTGACAAACTTATCGTCTATTCCAACGATAACGGGGACGCTCGCAAGGCCAGCATCAACACGGTGCGAGCGTTTATGGAAGGCTCGTTCGTTGATGTTGAGGCAGCAACGATTACCCTTTCAAGCTACTCAAAAGTCACTACGAAAACCGTGGCAAATTTGCCCACTGCTGCAACTGCTGGCGCTGGCGCTCGTGCAGCTGTCAGCGATGCAACACAAACGCTGACGGCAGGTATTGGCGCAATTGTGGCAGGTAGCGGGGCGAATATCGTGCCAGTGTTTTGTGATGGCACAAACTGGCGCATTGGGTAAAAGTTTTTATATTACCCAGCCGCAGGCTCAAAAATAACGAATTGAGAGGAGTGACGCGAGTATGAAAAAAGACCCGCGTTTAGAGCGTTTGGGTGTCGAAGGCTTCAACAAGCCGAAACGAACTCCATCACATCCTACAAAATCTCACGTTGTTGTTGCCAAGTCTGGCGATCAAGTAAAAACGATTCGATTCGGGCAGCAAGGAGTTAGTGGCTCACCAAAGAAAGAAAGTGAGTCACAAGCTGATAAAGCAAGACGCGATTCGTTCAAGGCAAGGCATGCTGAGAATATTGCTAAGGGCAAAATGAGTGCTGCATATTGGGCAGATAAAGTGAAATGGTGAGCAGCAT